ACATTTTTGTAATAAACCTAAGGTATTTAGGAGGATATAAAATGTTTGAATTATATAAAATCAATGCGCCAGTGCTAGTTATGGATAAACCATCAGCATCTGGTAATGTTGTAAATAGTTTAGATAAAGGTAAAACTGTAGAAGTAGTATCTGAAGAAGATGGTTGGTTAAAAACCATTTCTGGTAGATATATATTAAAAACAGATAGACTATCTAAGATGATAGATATAGATGAAGATCTTTTAAAAGAAAAGATGATCAGACTCAATCTTCAATCATTTGCTGGAGATGAAAAACAAAATAATGATGATATGGATCTCCAATTAGAAGGCACTACTGTCAAAATTAAAGATAGTGTAAAGAAAGACGTCAATGGTTTAGATATTCCAGAATCTGCTAAAGCTGATGGAACTACCTTCAAAGTAGAATCGATTGATTCATCTGGTTATGCTAATATTAAAGACGTAGATGGTAATAGTTATAGAGTATCTTTAAATGAATTTTCTTATAAAAATAAAGATGGTAAGTTTAAAGATGTAGATTTACAAAAAGCAGCATCCGAAGCTCAATATAAAGATCTTATGAGCGAAATCAAATCTTTCAAAGAAGGATTTACTAAAGCATTTAATGCTATTGATGATTTCATTAGTAATATGAATAAAATGACAGTAAAGAATATAAGAACTGTATTTGGCATGCCATACCAATTTATGCCTATCTGTGATAATAGAATTGATAATACTAATAACGATGCATCATTTGGTAGAAAGTTTGCTCAGAAGATTGTAGGCCGTGCTCCTATCATGGTATTACAAGCAGGTGTTGCTAATTTCCTTCAAGGTTATGAAGGAGACAAGAAATCTAAGATTCAAAAAGAAATAGTATCTGCTATTAGTAATAATCATGGTGAAGTTAGCGAATCTGATGTAAATAAATTGGTAAACCAATCTGGTAGATATTATAACTTTAAAGCTACCCCAGAAGACTATTTCTTTGCAGTAAATCAAATGTGTAGATCTGTTGCAGCACTATTAAATATCAGTGATGTAGAAATAGAATATGGAGCTAATGGTGAAAAGAATAAACTTGGTAACTTTGACTGGGGTCTAGCATCTCAACATCCATTTGCTGGGTATCATAGAGGATCCGTTTCTTTTTATATCAACTCAGAAACTCAAGTACAAGAGTCTTTCTCTAATAATACAACTCAATCTCAATTAGCTAATAAGATTAATCAAGTATCAGATATGGCTCGTGAGATTAACTTCCTTTTAGGCGGTGCATCTGGTGTAACAAATATGAATCTTAAACCAGAAGCAGATTTAGAAAAAGGTTCTAGTGATACAAGTAGCATGGGTGGTATTCTTGGTTCTATGTGGAAACACGTTAATACTATGATGGCAGGTGGTAAGATGTTCTTCCCAGAAATCTGGGCAGATTCTTCTTTCATGAGATCGTATGATATTACTATTAAATTAGATTCTCCAGACTGTGACGTATTATCAATTTACTTAAATATTTATGTTCCACTTTGTCATATTTTAGGATTCGTTATGCCTAGATCTGCTGGTGATAATACTTATGTATCTCCATTCTTAGTTCGTGCATTCTATAAATCCATGTTCCATGTTGATATGGGTATTATTACAAACTGCTCTATTCAACGTGGTGATTTGCAAGGATGGACTCAAGATGGTTTGCCTACTCAAGTAACAATCCAATTATCTATTAAAGATCTATATGATATCATGTCTATGGCAACTGGTAAGGGTGATAATGATATGATTGGCAATCCAGCACAATTAGATTATCTTGCTAATATGTGTGGTGTCAATATTGCCGAACCTAATATGCTTAGATATGTAAAATTATATTGGTTGACAAGACTTGGTTCTAATACTGTAAAAGATAGATTAGTTCATACTTGGTCAAGAGCTTTAGGTTCTATTTACGCTGCTTGGAATAATATGGGTGGCAACCAATCTGGTAATGGTTCTATCATGTAATATATCTTATATTTGTATACTATAATTATGAGGTTATCATATTTTGTAGTATTTAAATAAGGAGATAATATTATGAACTCATCTTTTATTATGGGATTCTTATTTGGAGCAGGAGCTCTTTATATGTATTCTGACACTGTTAGAAGAAATGTAGCTATAACTAATAGAGAATTAGAATTATTACTAGCTAATAAAAGAGAACTAGATAGAATGGTTGTGGAATCTTTAGCAAGAAGAGGCATACACCTAGATGAGTATGGAAACATAATAAGATAAGAATATAGACATACTGCTTGATTGCAGTATGTCTTTCTTTTTTGTTTTTTATATATACTAATACTACTAAGTAATCTTGTCTTATTTCAGGGAGGTGAGATAAAATAAAGACTAGAAAGCAAAAAGCAAAACTATACGAAGAGAAATATTCTCATGTCCCAAGAGACTATCAAGAGAGACTTTCTTGGATGATAGACCAATATAAAATAAATAAATCCAAAATGGATGATATTATCAATACTAGAAATCAAATGCTTCAACAAATGCAGTATATGCCAGAATTATATGTAGTAATATATGAGAATCCAGAAGGCAGTCCTAGACCTAGAGCTAGGTTTATAAAGAGTAAGGGAAATAATATTCTTTCTAATGCTAGATCTAATCCAGGATTTATTCAGGTATATTCTATTACTGGTGCAGCTGACAGACAATTTATGAAGCAATTTAAAACTACTCAGGACTTCGATTTTTTAGAGTCTTTAATCTATACACCTTGCCAAGTACATTATAATGCTTATTTCAAAACTCCTAACGTTTTTAATGTTAAAGAAAAGATGTTAGCAGAGATGGGAATGATACGTCCTCTATCAAAACCAGATTTTGATAACGTAGAAAAGAAATATTCTGATATGTACAATGGTAATATTTGGATAGATGATTCTATTGTGATAAGTTCTAGCTTCAACAAATACTATTCAGAACTTCCTAGAATCGAAATAACTCTAAGGTATATGAATATGCTATATAATAAATATCAATACAAATCTATTTCTAAAAGACTTGGGCAAAATGACATTAAATTCTTTGGCGAATAATATTTAATTTATTTAATAAAGGATGGATGTTAAAGTAATGGGTAGATTAGTCAATATTGAAACAGCAGATATTTTTTCTAATAATCTTAATTTATGCACTTCTATAAAAATTAAACTTCTTCGTAGTAATGTTTTGAGATCTGATAATCTAATATCAGTATTAGATAATTCCGACTATTATAAGTCTGGATATTTTACCTATAAAATTATAGAAGAACCTTATACAAATAATCTTCATATTTATTTATACCCTAAAGAGGATAATGATATTAATGTATTCAATATTATTAATATGGGTATTAACAATATTATTGCTCAGTTTGGATATGCAGATCTAAACAATGAGGAACTCAGTTATTTATCTGCTTGTGGAAATTTAGGATTCTTATTTACATGCAATAAGATTGCTAGAGGAACATATTTAATCAATATATAAATATTTAGGGTAAGGGATTAAGCTCCCTTACCCAGTATATTGTGTAAAATAGCAATAGTAATATCAATTATAATTATATACTATAATAATGAAATCCGGTAATGGGTTTCCAGTCTTTTGGCTGTTTAATCTTTAAGCTTTTTTATAAAAACAGAAAGGAGTCATGTATTATGGCAACAAAAAAAGCTTCAACAACAAAAGCGACTGATGAAACAAAAGCTGTTAAGAAAACAGTAACTCGTCGCAAACGCACAGTTAAAAAAGCTGTGGAAGAGCCAGTAGTAATGGAAAGTGTAGTAGAAGTTACTTCTGAAGTTCCTGCAGTTGAAGAAACGACACAGGATTCTTCTGTGCAACAACAAGGTCCAGTTATTGCTAGACCTACTTATTATACTGGCAGCATTGATGATCTCAATACAGCAATCCAACAAGCTGCACAGCAAAATCAATCTGGATTTGATAATGGATTGCAAAACCCAGCATTGGGAATCCAACAACAACAACCAGTACAGACTACAATTCAGTTTCCAGTAACCCCAGTAATGGAAACAAAAGTAGTTAACCCTGCAGCTATGGGTTCTGAACAAAAAGCTGCATTAGAACAACAAATTCAACAACAACCTAGTATTGAAAAGAAAGAGGTAAATACCATGACAAAACAAGAAAACCTAGACATGACTAATGAAAACAAAATGAACCAACAAGCTAAAAATGAAGAAGTAGTAGTTAATGCGTTATTAGCAGAAAAAATTGCAGATGCTGTAGCTAAAGATAATAAAAATGATCGATTAGTTGATGCATTTACAGAAGGTGTTATCACTGGTGCTGCTTGCGGTGTTGGTGTGGTAACAGGTGCATATTTGGCAGACAAAGCTATCTTAGCTTTCGAAGATTGGAAAAACAATAAAGATAAAGCTGAAGAAGCAGCAAGCTTAATCTCCAATCTTTTATAATTCCTAAATATTGATCCTAAGGAGTGTGGTATATTATGCTTAAAGAAATAACAGAAGCTCTGTTAAGTAGTCCTATTATTATAGATGAAAATCCAATGATCTCCTTAGAGCGTCATATGGAAATTCATAAAAAAAGAATAGAAAAAGAAAAAGAAAAGATTAAAATGGAAGAATTCCTTGATGATATCTTTTCAAAATAATACAAATACAAGAGCAGAGTCGTAATGACTCTGCTCTTATTTTTTTGTTTATTAAGATAAAGTATTACCTTCAGTACCGCTATTAGTAGTTGTAGCAGTTGGGGCTTTTTGACTAGGTGCTGCATTATTAGTATTAACAGTCATAGTACCACTAGCCTTTTCACTGCCAGGAGCTGTTGAATTGCTTGGAGCTACATTAGTAACAGAGTTTTCTTCCCGAATAGAGTTTTTCATATCAGTAAGAAGTTTAGATAATGTAGATTCATTTAAATCCATAATATTCAAAGTATTCAAGCATTCTAAGAAAGAATACATAACTTTTGTATCATTGATAGCTTTTTGGAAATCTAATCTACCAGTCATACCTACAGAGTAAGATTCTTTAATAGCTTGGTTTCTATGAATAGCTTCTAAAGTATTTTTACTTAAGATACTGAATACAGAAGTAGCTTCTTCACGGAAAGCACGTTGTTTACCACGAACCATAGCCATTGCTTGTTCTTGAACTTGATCACCATATTTAGGATCTAATTCAGTATTTGGATCGCCATTGAAATCTTGGAAGCTGGGGTCATTAGGATCAATAGTATCTTTTAAAGATGCTACCTTTTCTTTTGCCTTTTCATATACTTTCTTGATTTCTTCTTTTTGTTTTTTGTTTTGATCAATAAAATCATTAACTGCATCTTCTACACGAGAAGTAATCATTTTTGTAATATCTTTTGGAATGATGCTTTTTGTATCAAATACAAATTTCTTAATTGTATCATCTTCAATATCAAATAGTTCAGCTTCAGGAATTCCGTCTTGAGCAATTTCTTTAGCTTCATTCATCATAGCAGTATGATAACCTTTAATAGCTTCATACCATTCATTTAAATAACAGCTTTTGTCTTTTAAAGATTGAACTAAATTAAAAGCACCATGTTCTTTGATAAAGTTTCTTACCAAAGTTTTACCAAGTTTTCTTTCATGAGAATTGCAGAATTGTTCTTTAAGAACAGGTTTCAACATACCTTGGTATAAGCAGCATTCTAATAATCTGCTATTTACAGATTCAGAGAATTGGTCTACAAGATCTTTATCTAGTTTAGTTTTATCTTGTGCTTTTGTGTATTTTTTATAAAAATCAAGGTCATCAGTTAAATCTTTATCAATATCTGGATAAAGATTAATAGATTCCTCTTTAAGAGCTTGTTGTTCTAAGTTGCGTTTAATCAACTCAGCTGTGCTCATAGGAGCTCTTTTAAACATAGTTTCTATTTCCTCCTGTTAGCAGTCTTCATTAATGTAAAAATTAGATAAGAATTCGTCTAATGTATTAGCAGCTTTAATAACTTCATCGGAATCCAAATAGTATAAATGAATTGCACCTTTAGAGTCTGCACAAATTAATGCGTCATTAACTGTGCAAGCGATAGGATACAATTCGCTTAATTCAAATGGAGAAATTCCAGATTCACTATTTTCGCCATTGCAATAAAATTGATATAAATGATATGCACTTTCCTTAGCTGTTAGATACATAGGATTTTCAAAATTTAAGAAATATTTAAATTGAATGCATTTATGATCTTTTACATCAAATTTATTTTTACTATATGGGGCGTAGTTATAGTGAGCTATGATATAAGATACAATATCCTTAGGAATTTTAAAACCATAATCTTCTAAAGATGTTAAGATATCTTTTTTCATTTCTGGAGTTACTTCAGGTCCTTGAAGCATCCAATCAATATTAAACTCATCCTTTTCTAATAAAGATTTGTCAGGTTGTTTACCAAGTACTAGCATATCTAATTACCCCCTTATTAGAATAAAGGACCATCAGATACTTCAGAAGGATTTGTTTCTACATCATCAATACGATATTTCTTATTATCCTTTTTGATTTCTTTATCAGCTTTATTTTCAGCAGTCTTTGCTTCAACAGCTAATTTATCAGCAACTTGACGGAATGTTCTAGCAACTTGAAGTTGTTTACGAATTACAGATTTTTTATCAGCATCAGTAGTGATATTAGGATTATCTTTTAATTCGTTAGCGTTCATTTCCAACAAGTCTGCTTGAATATCGAAGTATACAGATACACGTTGACGAGCAGCAAAGAAGTAGTATACTAAATCTTTAATCAAAGGAATCAATGCAATAATTGTAGGAACTGCAATCAATAAACCTTTAACCAATACTATACCACCAACACCAAATAGGTTTTGAGTTCTATTTTTGATTAATGGACGGATAGCATTTTCTACATCATTTGTTCTACATGCTTCATTGAATTTGACTAAGTTTTCATAAAGCAAATGTTCTTTTACTTTAGCAACACCAGTTTTATCCATTACAATAGTAAGACCATCATTTTTAGGATCTTTGACGTATTCAATACAGCAAGCGATCATATAGGATAAAGAACCGATCACTGCTAGTGTAACGGATTCATATAACATGATACCGAAATCAACTTTAGCCATATAGGATTGAACAAATACATCAGAATTATCATCTAAGTTATCAATAGCATTTTCAATAACTTTTACAGGAGTGGTATCTTCTTTATATTGTTCGAAGATATCAGTAAGTGTTCTAGCACACTCTTTTAATTGAGCGTATTTAGGAAGACGAGTAATATCACCACGAGATTTAGGAATATCGCCTTTTTCAACGTCGTCAATTTTGGCTACAATCATTTGATATAATTTATTTGTAAGAGAAAGCAATACTGTATTTTGTTCTGCTTCATCTAGATTATATAAACGAGTAGTAGTTTTGTAATCAGCGATATCCATATATTCGCTGACGATTTGTTTGAATTCTTTTGTCATAACTTCTTCTCCAACTGCACGTTTATTAGAATTATTATTGTTCATAGGGTTAGCAACATTATTGCTTGGATTAGTAGTTGGAGCACTAGGCTTAACCATATTAACAGTAGAAGCAACTTTACCCATAGGATTTGCTGGTTTAGGATTAGCATTGCCTTCACCATCGTCAAAATTGATATTTAGATCAGCCTGTTTTGGGCCAATATTGTTTACAGTTCCGTTAGATCTTGGAGGATTCATACTAGTTGGATTATCATTAACAGTACTAGTCATATCCTCTTCATTCAAGGATCCAACCCCGACTCTATATGTAATCATCTATTATCTTCCTTTCACTAACGTATTAATCATTTTCTTATATTCTCCAGCACCTTGTTCTCTTTCAAGACTCATAAAGGAGATAGTTTCAAAATTCTTAGTGCCGTCATCATATAAGAAATCAACTTTTTCGTTAACTTCGTCAATAACTGCTACACCAATGAAATTATAACCTTTCATTACAGAGAGCATATTGGATGCTTTAGAAAGATCTAAACGATAACTTTGTTTAATGATATCAACTTCTGCTTTAGATAATACTAGCATAGTGATAGCAGCACATGCAGCATTATCAGCTCTTGCAGTAGTATTCATCTTAGAACGATTAGCACGGATTTCAAGCATTTTCCAAATACGGGAATTGGAACCCTTATTTGTTTTTGCTACAGCATCAATCTTAGCACGATCAATAGCAAATAAGAAATCACGGAAGAATTGAATCTCACCAGTGGTAGCACGAATGAAGTTTAATAAACCTCTGCGATCTGTATTTTTTAATACCATTCGATTCATCATTTCGGAAGATGGAATGTAATGGATAACACATTTAACACCAATAACTGCCGTATTAACGATTTCATTATCTTTACCATCTGCTTGTGTTACGAAATTGATAATCATTAAGCTTGGAGTAGCTTCATTAGCTTTTTTGATATCAGTTGTAATGATTTGTTTAGAGATGATATCAGCTTTATCTTTAAGAGTAGCATTTTTATCTTTTAATGTAGCTGCTCTATCTCTAGCTGTAATAGGAATTTTTCTAGAAGTAGTAGTGGATCTTGTTCTTATAGTGCCATTGTTATAATCATCTATAGCATCTCGCTCAGTACTTGCTGTAGTATCCATAGTTGTGTAGTATTCATCATCGCCAGCTTCAGATACTTGAGTAGCTTTATAATCGCCAAATACTGTTTTAACTTTGTAATTATTCAAAGAAACAGGATTTAGATTTTCTGCTAATACTTTAGTATAGTTTTCATTAAAATCCAAGTCTTCCAATACAGCTTTTGTAGCTTCTGTAATACGAGCATTAGTTAAAGCAGTTGTTTGAACTTCTTCATCTAACTTATTAGCAAAATCAATTACATCATCTACAGTCATATCACTTAAATCTAAAGAAGAAGTGATATTGTTATGGAATTTCTTCAAATAAGATTGTGCACTTTTAGCATCTGTAATTTGACTAGCAGCAAATAACATTTGGAACATTGTTACATATTTACGTTCAGCTGCTTTAGCAATCATTTGAGCTTGTTCTACAGATACAGATTCGCTTACTAACACTGGGAATACAGCTGTTAACCCTTTTGCTTCTTTAGCAATATTAGAGTTCATTTTAAAACCTGTACTAGAACTACCATTAATAGTACCAGTAATTCCACGTTTTAATTCATCAAAGTCTAAATCCATTAAGGACAAAACCTTTTTCAAAGGTCCCATATCCGCTTCGGATAATAGAGTCTTATATTCATGCATGAAATATTTCCTCCTGAAATTATAAAAGTAATTATATCGATATAATTATCACTGAAGATAATTACGATAATGTCATAGGATTAGCTCATTACAGGCCTGATTAATTAGTACCCTCTCCGACATATGTATAATAAATTTTGTATTTTTTTGTTAGGTGGTGAGACAGTGGCCGATCCTAAGGATTTTATCGAAATAACACGAGACACAGATTACCGTGATGCATTAGGTCCTATAGAAGGAAATGATGATGAAGCGGTTATGCATATGTGGGGACGTGCTAATGACGATAATGAGGATATAGTAAAATTAAAATCAGAGGTACTATCTCATGAATCCGACATGAGAAAGACTATGAGAGCAAATGGTATCTACGAACCAGATGATCTTAAGTACTGGTCTACATTCTATAGACTTCCAAGATTAGACCCTTTTAATCATGTTCAGGGTGCTAGAGAATATGTATTCTTTACAAAACCAGATCTTCCCATCTTAAGATATAATGATGGAAGTCCAGATGATAAATCCAAATCTGGATGGTTATCTGCTGAAGCTAGTCAGATCCCATACTTTAATTGGTTATATAGCCATGGATATCTATATACTGTTTTAGAAAATCTTTGCTATGGAGCATCTGATGGTAGCTCTGGTAGATCTTGCCCATTTGTTAGAATTTTAAGTAATAGAAAAACGTCTAATATTGATATTCCAGATATTGCAGTAGATGAATTAGAAACTGCTCAAAATATGTTTGGGTCTAGAATCTTATATCCTAAATCTTCGATAAGCTCCGACGAAAATATTGATTTTAGCGTAGAGTTTGAAGATACAAGATATTTAGAAATCTATAACTACTTTAAAACTTATGATATTGCACGACAACTATCTTGGTTAGGATTACTACCTCCTAAGAAATCTTATATTATAAATAAGATACTTTATTCTCATATGAGTATATTTAGATTCTTAGTAGATGATGATGGTGAAACTATTCTTCACTTCTCTAAATTTACTGGAGTATTTCCTAAATCAATCTCTAGATCTTCATTTAGTGAAATTCCTCAATCTGGTCCTTTAAAAGTGACTATAGGATTTAAACTAAGTGGATTCTTTGAAGATATGGAGCCTAATATCTTATCAGATTTCAATTCTTTAATATCTCTATGGAAAAAAGGTAGCATGACAGCAGCCCCTCCAGAGAATGAAGTTGATATTTGGGACGAAAGTATCAGTGCAGTATCTGGTGAGAATGTAGATTATCCATACATAGTATTCCCTAAAGAAGCTGATTGGAGAGGTTATAAACTACCATTACTTAAATGGGGTAAAGACGAACCAGAATCTCAACCTCAAATACTTGGTATGGAAAAAGGACCTTATAACAGCAAATTCAAAAATAATAATAAAACTTTATATTTAAAGAAAAAATGGTTTAGACGTGGAACTGAAGAATAGGAGAAGACATGGCATATTATACTACTAATATACTTAGTACAGATATCTATAAAGTAACAGACTTTATAGAAGGTCTTAAGTCTAAGTATATCGATATACCAGAAGATACTCTGGTATTAGGTGTTTATGGTTATTTATCTTCAATCTTTGGTAACTTAGCTGAGAATACAGCTATCATGGCTTCAGAATATTCTATGGAAGCTATTCCTACAAAAGCTAAATATGAAAGAAATGTAATCTCTCATGCATTGGCTTTAGGAATTAATAGTATTACTGCAAAGCCTGCTCAGATTGAAGTAACCATCAACTTACCAGAATCTCAAATGGTTGCCAATATGAAGAATAACAAATTTGTTATCGACAAAGAGTATATCTTCTATATTGGTGAAACTACAAAATATCCATATGTATTAGATTATGATATCGTAGTAACACGTCACCATCTTCCTACTGGTGAGGTATTATATACTGCTGCATATGAATTAACTGATACAAATAAATTATCTACAGTTACTAATCCTTATTTACCATATTTGGGTGTAGTAAATATTTCTGGTGATAGAATGATCTCTATTAAGACAACTATCAGACAGGTTACTCATACTCAAATCTATAAAAAGATTATTGTAAATAACCCATTAGAAACTAAGATCTTAAACTTCACTTTCGAAGATCAATTAGCATATTTCTATGTAATGGTTTCTGAAGAACAAGAAGATGGTACTTATAAAGAAGCTGTGTATTATGAACCTATCTATGATGGTTTATATGATTATACTACAGACTCTAATAAGAATTTCATCAACTACATGTATCTAGATGAAAAGACAATTCGTTTAAGATTCAATAGAGAAAACCAACCAAGAAGAAATGCTGAGATTACAGTTCATGTATTTACAACGCTTGGTAGTAAATGTAATTTCAAATTGAATCAATATCAAGAATTGATGTCTTATAAATCTGATAAATATCCATATATGGGCATGTATCTAGTTCTTATGAGTGCATCAGATTCCCAATATGGTGATGATAAACTTACTATTGATGAATTAAAACAAGCAATTCCTGCTGAAGCATTATCTAGAGGATCTATCTCTACTTATACAGACTTAGATAACTTCTTTAACTCTCTTCAAAGAGATGATTGTAGATTATATTTATTAAGAAAAGTCCATAATCAAATTGAGAGATTGTATTATGTATATCTTATGATGAAAGATGGGGACAATATTATTCCGACTAATACCATCACTGCAGATATTGATTCTGATGTATTCTCTAATAATAACAAGAGTAATATGATTATCAAACCAGGTGCTAAATTCTATGCCGATCCAGTAACTGGAACAATTAGGAATGTAACAGCTGATGATGAAGCTACTATTAATAGTATGGATGACAATGGCTTCTTATATATGAATCCATATCTAATGTGTATTAATAAGAGCCCATTCTATGTATCGTATTATTTAACTCTTGTCAATTACTATAGATCATTATATTTTGAATATGTAAATAACTCATCTCTTATTCAATTCGTAGCTACTACAGTTCATGCTCATAGAGAATTCTATGATGATTATGATACATTCAAAATTGATATGACTTGTTATCAATCTATCGGTACTGACTTCCAATTGGTTAAATATGAAGAAGATGGTGTTACTATCTCTGAATTGAATTTCAAAGTATACGCCGTTCTTTATAGAACTGATAATGATGGAAATGAGTACCCATTCAAATATCTAGAATCTAATCTTATGAGCTATAACCAAAATGGTTATAAATATGATTTACAATTTAAATTTAAGCTCAATGATATCATCTCATCTAAAGATACCTATATCTATTCTCCAAGTGGTATGCACAATATCAAGAATGGTAAAGATCTAGGAACTTACTTACCAACAAATGTAAAAGTTAAATTCTTCTTTGTTGCTAAAGAAGATAAAGAGTATGGTAAAGATTATGAGATTAATAAAAAGAAAGGAAATCTAGATAATATAATTCCAGGTTTAGACGGATGGAGTTTATTAAACGTATATTCTGCTGGCGATGCTGGTTTGGATATCTTCTATGATTATAGCGACTTCAATAACTCTTATATTGCTTTAAACAAAGATGAAGAAGCTGGTACTTATGGATATAGAATTCATAAGATGCCTGTAGTAAGATATACTTATCTTAATTCTAATGAAAGAATTAATAAGCTAGTAGAAATGATTGATGAACGTAGATTATATATTCAACAAGCTACATTCTTGCTAGAAGATTCTTTCGGTATTGATTACAAATTCTTTAATACTTATGGACCTTCTAAAATGTACAACATCGATAGAGAATCTAATATTGATAAGATTAATCTTTCTCTTAAATTTGAAATCAAATTCCAATCTAAAGAGGAAGCTTCTTCTGTATTGGATGATATTACAAATTCTATCAAAGAATATATTGAAGATATGAATAACCTTACAGATCTTCATATGCCTAACCTTATCACTTATATTACAAATATCTATCGTGAGCAAATTGTATATATTAAATTCATTGGTTTGAATAACTATGAATCCTTACATCAATCCATCTATAAAAATCCTCAATTAGAAGATAACTACTTTAAAGAAACTCAAACAGTACCAGAGTTCATTAATGTAAATACTCTAAGAGATGATAAACCTGATATTACATATAAGATCGTTGAGTAGATATTATGGAAAATAATATTAATAGAAAAGAGAGATTAGAAAGAAGGAGTTCTATCTCTCTTTCCTTCAAATTAGATTTGCAATTATTTGCAGAGCCTCCTTCTGGTGACCCAAATCTTCCAGATTATAAATCTGAAGATCCATTCATGAATAATGATGATATTCCTTTATCTAATGATAGTAATAGAAGAAGCAACCCATATAATATCGAGCATATAGATAAAAGATATAAAGCTTGGGCTACTTATATGATCAATATTAAATATGAGAGTCTAGATGATTGGTGTGCTATACATGGGGTTCATTATGATAACAATGTAAAAGTATGGCCAGATGGCATAGACTTTACTGAATCATCTGTAACAAATTCAGTTCCATCAGATGAGGATAAAGAAAGAATTAGGCACTATTTTGATTCAGTAGTTCATGTGACTTCTATGAATAGATTTGTCAAAAGCAATTACCCTGGTTTGGGAAATTCAACTTTGATGAATGATGCATCTTTATTAAAAATTGTTCAAAATATTGATTTTAGCAAGTGTACTTCTGGTGTGGAAATGTTTAGATATGATAGAGGTCTAAGCTATCCTATTTTTAGAAATAATACTTTTACACCATATACAAAGATCGATATGACTAGAGCATTTGCAGATTGCCTTAGAATTGAAACTTTTGAATTCGATACTGGTGGAACCCTATATTTTTCTGAGCATGGGTTTGATGAGATATTTTTAAACTGTGAATGGTTAGAATCTGTAGACCTATCTAAAACTAATTTCTTTGCAGTAGAAAGACTTTCTGATAGTTTTAAAGGATGTGTAAAACTAAAGAAAGTTATTGGCACCTTAGATTTATCTAATTTAAGATATGACGAAGATACCTTTAATAATCACAAAGCTTTTAAAGATTGCACTCAACTAAACACACCTGTTAATGTTTATATAAGAGCTATATTTGTAGAGAGATCTTTCCCTATGGAGTTGATGACTGCAAATGGCGGATTTAAAAGAACTCTTGCGAAGTATCTTGGACTACAAGAAAATATGCTTAATTTAACATTAGGCTATGATCAGTTATAATATATTGATATAAGATATAACTTGACATCTTAATGAGGCTTTATCGAGCCTTTAAGATTCGAAGTGATAACACTTATATAATATTTTGAAAAGAAAGGAGGAGTGCATTCATGGCAGCTCCAAGTATTACTATTATGGATGAATCAGATAAATCTGTTACTAACTGGGACGCTGGTGTCGTTCAAGCAAGTAATGAATCTGCTGTTTTCTCTATATATGTATGGAACAATCGCAATGGCTCTACTGCTATTTCTGACTTAAAAGATGTAACTATTACAGCCCTCGATATTGACGGTTCTTCCAACGGTGAATTAGTTGCTGGCAAATGGGTTCGTGTAAACGTACCTAAAGTTGACGGTAACGTTTCTACATGGACACCTGTAGGTGGTTCTGATGGTAAACATCTCCAAGCAGAAGCAGTTACTGCAGCTAGTGATTTCACAATCAAAGGAACAGTTAACGATGGTAATAAAAATACTACATCGTCTAAACAAAACTACTGTAAAGTGAATTTGAAAGTTGTTGTACCTGTAAATGCTACACCTGGTACTAAAACTTATAAAATTCGTGTTAATGGTTATTATGTATAATAGGAGGTAAATTACATGGCTGCAAATTTGGGTCCAGTAATTACATTATATAATGAAGCCAATACAAGCCCAGTAGACACTTGGTCTGTTGGTACTGTAAAAGCTCAAGAACCTTCTACTCCATTAGTGGTTAATATCTGGAACAACCGTGGTAATGATACTGAAGATCATTCTGACCTTCGTGAATGTACTCTTACTGTTTTAGATGCTAATGGTAATACAGCAAATGAAGACGTAGCTCGTGATAAATGGATTGAAACTAAACTTGCTTCCGATTCCGATTGGTTAAAAATCGGTGGTTCTGGCTCTAGCTTCGTATCTAAAAAAGTTACAGCTAATACTGCATCTGCTGGTGAAGGCGTTTTAAAAGGTACTATGAATAATGGTCGTGTGGAAACAAGTGGTACAAACGTTGCTACTGTATCTTTCCGCGTTAATGCGCCTATCAATAGTACTCCTGGTAACAAAACCTTTAAAATTCGTTTAACTGGTTATTACACCTAATAGGAATCAACCCCATCCCATTAAATTGGGATGGGGAATTCCTGTGTTTAAACAAAAAAAGAATAAGCTTGAGGAAATTGGCTTATTCTTTTTGAGGCTGATATTACCATATGCAAATATCAACCTCAGATTCAGGATCTAAACAATTTATTATTTGTTTAGATATTTCAATACCGTAAACAGTAAGCATGTAAACACCTCCTCTCTTAGATTCTTCCTCCTTCGTAAGGTGTTCATAAATATAGTATATAACTGAAATAATGTAGTATTTCAGAATAGAGAATTTTATCTCTGATACTAATCATGAAACAAATAAAAAATAAAGGAAAGTGTGCACCCAATCCTTTATTTTTTATGGTGTCGAAATATTCGTATTATACGACCCACCATGCAGTCTTTAGTATAATACGCTCCATACACCCAGGGAAGTCATGGAGATTCATTTTCTACTAATATGCATAACCCTGTCTCTATTCGGCATATTAGTATTGTACCAGCAGATTTGTCTCTCTAGCCTTAATATTAAAATCTACTGGATTATCAAATCCTATTAAGGCCTGGCGCTCTAGAGTAAGGGCTCTCTAGAGTCTTGATAATTTTTTAGATAATAATATATACGCCCTTAACCTTCTATATACTATTATCACCATTATAGTATATAACTGAAATAGTATACTTTTACAATTAATGATTTCTTATACTAATTATTAATAGTAATAAATTAATAAAGGAGACAACAATGTTCGAACGAGTAAGCAATAAAGAATGGAAAAGAGCTTTAGAAGATTTAAAAACTAATAATCCAGGATTATGGAATTATGTATATTCTAAAGATATTAAAGATGAGGATTATGATGTAGAAGGAATCGAACTTCCTAGAAGATCCACTCCTTTTTCTGCAGGATATGACTTTTATTCTCCATTTGAAATCAATGCAATTCCTGGATTAAGATATATTGTACCTACTGGTATTAAATGCCACTTATCAAATATCAAAGGATCTAATACTGTTGTATTAGAAAATCTTGTATTAAAGATTTACCCTAGATCATCTTATGGTATGAAATATGGTTTTAAGTTTGAGAATACAATTGCTGTGATAGATAAAGACTACTATAACAATGAAACAAACGAAGGCCATATTTACGTTGATTTTACAGTAACCAATCCTATTAGTATTAAAAAAGGCGATAAGTTCTGCCAAGGTATTATAGAGAACTTCTATGTATTTAAAGATGAAATTGAACCTTTAAACAAAAAAAGAACTGGTGGTATGGGATCCACTGGTAAATAGATATAGGTTACATTAAGTAATTACTTTCACTTATAAATAAAGAGGTGTTCATACAATGGATGAAAAACAAACTTTACTTAAACAATTAAAGGATATTTACTCTGCTCCTACGACAAATCCTGCTAACTTCCAACAAATTCAAGCTTTCTATCAAGAAGTAAAAAAAGCAGAAGAAGTTACAAATGATATGCGTTTAAAAGTGCATAATATGGCACATGGTCTATTCTTAGACTAACTATCTTATAATAGAAATAATCCCTTTCTTTCAAAACTTTTCTATTGCATTAAATGCCCCGTATACTCATTACGAGTATACGGGTTCATTGTGTGTTATATATTATAGAAGAGTAATTTTCTTTTCAAATACTTTATTGCATTCTAATGTAACAGATT